GGTGTGGGGTCTGGTCTGTTCCGGCGGGGGTGGGGTGTGAGCGTTCTCGTGTTCTTCTGGGGTGTGCATGTTGATCGCGGAATGAGGGCGGATGGTGTTGTACCAGTGGACCCATTGGGCCGTCGCGATCTCCAGGTCGTCGATGGAGTTCCAGGGGCCCTTGTTTCGGACCAGTTCGGCTTTATACAACGAGTTGAGTGCCTCGGCGAGCGCGTTGTCGTAGGAGTCGCCCTTGGAGCCGACCGAGGAGACGGCGTCGCAGTCGGCAAGGGCTTGCCCGTAACGGATCGCGGTGTACTGGACGCCCCGATCCGAATGGTGAATGAGGCCTGTTAGGTCGGCGCCGTCGCGGCGTCGACGCCAGATCGCCATTTTCAACGCGTCGAGGGCGAGGTCGGTGTACAAGCTGGTGGAGGTCTGCCACCCCAGGATCCGACGCGAGTAGACGTCGGTGACGAACGCGACGTACACCCACCCGGCGTGCGTCTTCACGTAGGTGATGTCCGCCACCCACAAGATGTTCGGCGCGAGCGCAGCGAAATGCCGATTCACCCGGTCCATCGGACACTGATCCTTGGGTGTGGACCGGGTAGTGTTCGGGCTCTTTGCCCTCCGGATGCCGCTGATACTCATGGCTCTCATGAGGCGCTCCACCGTGCAGCGGGCGACATGACCTGCCCCATGGTGTGCGGCAGCCTCGGACCGGTTGAGCATGACGTGCATCTTCCGAGCGCCGAAGGCCTCATAGTTCTCCTCATAAATCCGGCGGATCTCCCCCTTCAACACGTCATCACGCTGCGATCGGGCCGATGGGGGACGCTGCTTGCGCGCCCAATACGCCGACGGGGCGACCTGGACACCGGCTGACACCAGCTGCTCACAGATCAGCTCGACCCCGTACTCTGCCCGGTTCTCATCGATGAACCCATCGATGTCTCTTATCGGCGGTCGAGCTCCGCCTGGGCGAAATACGCGCTCGCTTTCCTCAAGATCTCGTTGGCGCGCCGCAGCTCCCGGTTCTCCTTCTCCAACTCCCGGATCCGCTGGGCATCCGCACTCGTCGTCCCCGCCCGAAGACCACCATCAATCTCCGAACGCTTCACCCAGGTACGCAACGCCTCAGGATGGACACCCAACTCACCAGCAATCCGAGCGATCGCACCCTTGGACCGCTCAGGATCCCGACGGGCCTCCAACGCCAACCGAGTCGCACGCTCACGCAACTCATCGGGATACTTCCTCGAACTCGTCATGACAGTGATCCTTTCCAATCATCACTGCCTCTATCAAACCCGGAGCGATTCAGAAGGATACGTGGCATGGCATGAGTGAAGGCGACTGGCCTGCCCGGACCATTACGGTCAATGGGGGCTGGCTGCCGCCTTCACATCAATTATATCATTCCTTCTTCATTTCGTGGATGTCGCCGGAGTGGTCGATCACGATGACTGCGCGGATTCGTTCCTGACCGGCGAAGCGATTCTTGATCGGCGCCAATGCGAGCGTGTCATCTAGGCCGCATCTGCGCAGATCGATGGCGAGACGTTGAGCCTGCTTTCTAGCGCGCTTGAACTGATCGTAGATAGTGTTCTTTTCAGAAGATCCTCTCGGCGCTTTGAATTCCCAGATCTCCCCGTCGATCTCCGCGTCCGGATTCTTGACCCTGTCTCCATGAACGAGCGGCCGAAATACGACCCGTCTGCCGGAAGCCGCGAGAGTCTGGGCGGTTTTCATCTCGTGGTCTGCAACGCTCAGCCCCTTGGGGACGACAACTCCTGGTTCCCCAGAGCGCTTGGACGGTTTCTTCGTGCTGGACGAGTGATCCTGCTTGAGGCGGCGACGTCGCTCGGCGCGGGTCTCCTTCCACGAGAGCACCGGCCCGTACTCGCCATGCTCAGTGGTTACGAGCAGCTTCGAGTAATCAGGATTCCTTGCTCCACGATCAGATGCCCCGGTTCGTTGTTCGACTATCTGATGGACCTGCTCCAGAGTCTCCTCATCGATCACCTGCTGGCCCGGATTGTAATCAGGAGGCAGCGGACCGGAGTTGCAGTCGCACCCTGGGTGGATCGGCATCAGATCCTCAACCCAGTACCGCTGGGTCGACGCGACCACGCACAGGGCACAGTTCTCGCGCCCCGTCAGAATCCGCCGATACACCTGCACACCTGACGCCTGCATCGACCGGCGAGACTGCGCCCGCTTCGACAGCTGCATGTCGCCGCCGATGAGCTGAAGAAGCCGCAACTGACCAGCTGCCACAGCTTTATCCAACGGCGTGCCCTTGGCGAGGTTTCCATATACCGCCTTCGCAGGACGCTGATAGACAACCCGCGGATCGACTCCGCGCGAACCCGTGACCTCCTCAGCATCGACGGGCGGAATGTTTAGTTTCCACCCCAACTCACGAGCACACTCTGCGAAATAGGCTCGCGTGATTTCCGCGGTCTGTAACTGACCAGCGACGACTCGCGGGACGATCGCCTCGATCATCTCTTCAATTGCGGAATCACGGTAGTGAGGAAGCGTCTTCCAGTACTCTTTCCCAAACGCTTCGAGGCGAGACCTGATCTGGTGAACCTGGGCGTCATATGCGTCAGCTAGGGCGTCCAGACGGTCCAGATCAGACACGACCCGCCTCCTCCATGGTCATTGGCTGTTCACCCGCCACAGATTCCACCGTGGGTGCCTGGGCTGCCAGATTCATCGCGAGGGCAAGCTGTTCCTCGGCTCGCCGCTGCTTGTCCTGCGCGACTTGCTCAGGCGAATACCCCAGAATGTTCCGTTGGATGGTCTCAATGGACTCTCCTGCGCTTCGAGCCTGGACCGCCGCTGCATACTTCTCTGTCAAATTCACCGCATACGGCGGGACGAACAAGATCTCGACCGTCTCATCGACGTCCAGCTCCACACCCTCGACCGCGAGAGCCTTGACCATCATGGAGGCGAGGGCGGGCTTGAAACGTTCGATACGGTCTGAGGATTTGGCGACGAGGCCCTTCTGGGGCTGTTCTGCGCCGGATGCGGACTGGTTGGCAGCGTCGGGGAGCATCGCCGACAGTGGGGTTGACGTTTCGGATGCGAGTTCACGCCAGTCATCCTTCACGGCGTTGAGGATCTCACCGATACTGGTCTGGGAGGATTCCCAGATCTCGACGCCCGGCGGGAGTTCCCAGAGGGCGCCCGGGGACGGTTCGAAGAGGGCTTGGTAGTCAATACTGTTGCCGTCTTCATCCTCGTCAGGCATCTCCGTGTCGGAGCTGGTCTTGAGGGCGCGTTGACGGAATGCCTGCATTGCGATGATGACGAGGCGTTGAAGGATCTGCCAGTTGATGCGGTCGATGAGGTCGAGGTTGGTTTCGTACTCGCCCTCGCCGAAGCGGTTCTCGAGGATAACGACAGGTGGAGGACCGTCGAAGGTCTGCACAGAGTCTTCGACGATTGTCCAGTCGCCCTGGATACGGGAGATCAGTTGTTTCTTTTGGTTGTATGAGGAGCGGACGAAGGATATACGGATGCCGTCAACCCAGACGGTCATGTGGTCTAGCCCAGCGGTCGGTTCACGCCAGACTTTGACGGCGGCTAGTGCGCGCCAGGGGCGTACTGGATCTGGCTCGACGTACATGTGCTCGGGAATCTCATGCGTGATGACGGCATGACCGTCCTCATCCTGGGTGACTAGGATGTAGCCCCTGCCGATTACTGCGGCATCCCAGATTGTGTCAGCAAAGACGACGCCCAGGCGGTTATCTCGCCAGATGCGTCGGGCGATCCGTGTCTTCTCGTTATCGTTCGATTCGCCAACGGTCACTCCATTGGGGATCAAGCGGTCTGTCATGGACATGATGATGAGCTTGGCGGGGTTCGCCCGCGAGCGCCGCTGGAATTTCTCCCAGGCCTTGCGCAGGTTCGGTCCCATTTCCGGGAGAGGTCCTTCACCGCGGGAGTAGGCACGAAGACGGTCGATGCGTGGGCGGGCTTCGTCCATGCGCCGGGTGAGGAAGGAAACCCACTCGTCAAGCGTTTTGGGCATTGTGGTTTCCTTTCATCGGATTCTGCGAGGTGCGCGGCGGCGCTTCGGTTTGGAGGCGCCCTTGCCGACGGCATCGAGGCCCGCCCTGTAAGCGAACATTGCGCCCCAGGAAGCGTCGATCTTGGAGTAGTCCTGGTCGTCGGCCGGTTTGACCAGGACATAGCCAGCCTGGCGTGGTGCCTTCCTGGCGTTGAGGAAGTGGGCAGTGATCTGCGGGTCTCCGTCGTAGGTGATGAGGCCTTGCTGGATCGCGGACAAGAGTTGAGCGAAGTGCTCACACGTTGCGGAGACATTGCGCTGTGGGTAGCGGATCGGCTCGCTTGCCGAGATCTTTGCCTTGAGGCGCCTCGAATAGCGGGACTCCCATGTCTTGACGTCCTGTGCCCATCCGGCGGATGGATCAGCGTAGAAGCCAACGACGTTGAACCGGTCGAAGACATCACGCACGGTCTGCTCGATCTCGAGGCGAGGAGGCTGCCAGCCTTCCCCTTTGGGTCCGTCTGGCTGGGACCAGATTCCGATCTTGAACAGATGCCGCTGGGTGATGGAGTAGCCGATGAGGACCGTGGAGTCGGCGATGCCGATCTTGCGTCCCTCAGAGCCGTCGAAGCCAATTGTGATCGGCTCGTTCGAGGATATTCGTTTGTCGTGGTCCTCAATCGCCCGCAGCTCGGGCATTGTCAGCCATGCATCGGAGGCGCTCGTGATCTGGTTGAGGAAGTCGGCGCACATTTCGGCCGGATCGTTGTCCGGCTCCCAGAAGTCATCAGCAGTCCGTTCGATGTCCACCCATCCCGGAGTGCACGGCGGATCATGGATCAGGCACCCCCGAGGATCGCCCGAGGCATCCCCATAGGCGATGCGCAGGCCCTCAATGAGGGATTCCCGACTGGTGATGTCCGTCTCAAGCGCCGCCCCGCGGTGATCGTAGAGGAGACGCCTGGCGGCCTGCGGCTTGACCTTGCCCGCTTTGACAAGTTCAGCGAACCGAGCTGTTGACTCCGCGACCGATCGCTCGCCAATTGTGTAAGCGTTCGGCGTCTCGATGGTTACACCGCCGAGCTTGGTCGCATTGTTGCGCAGAGTCTTTGCAAGCTTCGGCCCACCGTTGCCTGGCAACCACGTCTCCGTCTGATCGAGTACGGCCATGACCGCTCGGGAGCCCTTGACAGACGTCGCCGACGACGTACGCTTCTCGATCTTCCCTCGGCGCATTGTGACGAACGAGTCCATAGCGTCAACGTCGTACTCATCCTCAGCAGGAGAGCCGCGGAGCATCTCCAATAGGGGCGTCCACGTGTTCGCCGTCTGATCGTCAGTCGTTGCCGTTACCTGGACAAGAGGAGTTCGTCGACGCGACCAGGGGACGGCCACCGGCTGCCCCTCAGCGTCCCACCCGTCACACAGGACCGGCCCCATGGCCTCAGCACAGCAGATCGCAGCGAGGAACGGAGATTTCCCCCACCCCCTAGGCCGGGAGATCACCGCCCTCGACTTAATCCGCTTCCCTGTCTGCGGGTCCAGCTCATACAGGCGCACGAGGAAGTCAAGCTGCTCCTGCGTCGGAACAAACGGAAGAAGATCATCAACGTCCGGCTGTAGAAGGAAGGATGTCATCCAGTCAGCTACATCGAATCCGAGCGTCGGGAATTCGTCGTCCTCATCGAGAGGCATCCACCCCACCAGGGATTCACCGCCTTCAATAGATCAGTCTTCGCCGACAACTCGAAGAGAACTCGACCGGGAACGCTCACGCGACGAAGACGGAACACCTATCGCAACCTGGGACGCGACCCCCTGATCATCCTCAACAGCATCCGCAACAGCGAACTGGATACGCAGACGCGCACGATCTTCCGGAGTAGCGCCGAACTTAGCTACACGCAAACGAAGCTCCGCGGCCTGCTTGACGTCGCCCTTCCAGTAGAGGGCGTGAATGTAAGCCGTATCCATGAGAAACGCCCAGTCGACGTCCGTGTAGTCCGTAGACAGCGGAGACTCGGCCCACATCTTCCACCAACGTCTTGTGATCTTCGGCCAGTGGAACCGCTTCTTATGCTCGACTCCAAACTCGTCGACGACGACCTGCTCGATCACCGGCAAGTTCGGCTGTTCGGTTGCGACTGCAGGAATAATCTTCAGCTCCGGCCCCTTGTTACGCCGCACCCGTCTCGACGGGTCCTTTGGCGTCGGCCCACGTCCCGCCATACCTACACCCCATTTCCGCACAATCTCAACGAATTAGCCGTTACACTTAGGTCTATGAGGACATGTGAACGAACCGGCTGCACTCACGCGATCCCCTCGCGCGCGCGCTCCGACTCCCGCTACTGCTCCACCCGATGTCGTGTCGCAGCCCACCGGCAGCGTCGCAAAACATGCCCCTTGCCAGCAGCAATGATCGAACGCCCCAGATGGGTCAACCACGTCAACAAACGCCCCATCGACCCCAAAACCGGCACCTGGGCCTCCGTCACAGATCCCACTACCTGGGGAACCTGGACCGATGCCCACGAGCGCCAGCTCGGCCTCGGCTTCGTCCTCGGCGACGGGATCGGCTGCATTGACCTGGATCACTGCCTCGACGAGAACGGTGCTCCCAGCGTGGCCGCGGCCGAGATGCTCGACTTCTACGAAGGCTCCTATGTGGAGATTTCTCCGAGCGGACGCGGCCTACACATCTGGGGAACCGCCCCAGAGAGGAACGGTTTCAAGCGCACCTGGAAAGGCCAGACCGTCGAGTTCTACTCGATGAGGCGCTACATCACGGTCACCGGGCAAGTTTTCCGCCCCGGACACCTCGCACCCCTCTGAAACGCCTCTCAACCCCGCCTCAACCTACGCCCGAGCGACGCTTAGTGCCCCTCGTTTTCCGCACGATTGCAACGATTTTGGCATAGCATTGAAGCCCCAGACCCGTACATACAAAA